CAGCTCTAGAGAGCGACAACATCATCTCTGAAGCTCAGAATAGCGTAAAGACTCTAAGGTCGTTGAACAAGAGAATAGGGATGTCGACACACTCTAGAACTATCGACAATGTCCTGGTCTACATCTTTCTGAAGAATCTCATGACTGTTCCGACGACTACGCCCGCTTACAAGATGGGTCTGATCGACAAAGACGGAAAGCTCATACGAGAACCTAAGACACAAGAAGAGAACGACTCTATCTCTAATCTCGATCTGTTCGTAGCGCAGCTGAGAAAGTGGCTCAGACCTTACATGAACCGTCTCGCTAAGATGTCCTGGGTGAGGTCGATGGAGTCTAACTACCGCATTCAGAATGCCCTCGGAAACGCAGAGTCTCTCTCAAAGAGAGCTACTGTGATACGTGTCAACGACGAGCTTGACAAGATACTGGATAACTGATGGGATGCCCGATCTGCGAAAGCGCATTCAAGCGCTACGGCTTCTCTCTTAAAGAGGGACTACACTGCTACACTGCTAGCGAGAAAGCATGCTGTCCAAAGAAGGTGACTATCACAGCTTTCAGCTCAACTGAAGTCAAGTTCACGACAAAAGACGGCGTAGAGCACTCGAAGCCCTTTATAGAGTTTATGAAGAGCTCTTGGATAGACCGGACTTCGTTCTAAATTTTTCTATATTTCTTTTGAACTTAAAAAGAGGTCTTAAATGAACCTTCACTTTGTATTGTTGACTAAAGCTTACGACGAGCCAGACATCAGATACTGGCTTCAATATCACAGCAAGCGCTTCGATGGCGCAAGATTCACCATCGTCGACAACGACTCTATCGTTGACGTCAAGAAGATCGCAGACGAGATTCTCGGCGACTATCACTACATCCGTCTCAACGGATTTCCGAATCAGAGAAAGCTGTATGCCGACTTGATGAATGGCGCTTACGGCAAGATCTTCAGAGAGAATGAAGCTGTAGCCTTCTTTGATGATGACGAGTACTTCTACCTGCGTGATCCGAACGACGAGAAGAACGAGCTTGACTATCGCCAAGTCCTTCATGATGCATTTGGTATGCATTTTGAGCCAGAAGATTCGATCAATATCGAATTTGACTTCGAGACTTTGGTCATTCCTCACATCAACATGTCTACACGAGACGTCCTCATTGACAGAAACCCGTCGTGTCCTCTCGCTCTGACTCACACAGAGCAACGAAACGACACAGAATCTACTGTCAAGTGCATCGTGAGATTCTCTGAGTACAACGAGTACGAGTGGAAGATCCAGCCAGGAATTGACGAAGCGGGTCACGTTCCTTTCGTAAACGGCGAGAGAAAAGCTGCTATGTTCACGGCTTGGGTCGACAGAGAGACTAAGGGACATCCATTGAAGACTCTCACTTTTCCGATCGGAAACACGTCATTTGGAACGATCGACTACAAGAGCAATGTCCGTCTCTACCACTACCACATCAAGTCTCAATGGGACTGGGACGAGAAGATCAAGCGTGGATCTTGCGCTTGCCTGACTCCCTGGTACTCACCGAAGCTTGAAGAGAACTGCTTCTATGGCGGATACGAATTCTTCGACTTCGACATGAAGGACGAGTTCCTGCGCTACTGCGAGTGGAAGTACGAAGACTACGGCAAGGATCAGTTCCATCCAGTATGGAGTCCGTTTAGAGAGAATGCGACTACCATCAGAAAGTCTCAGTTCAAGCTCGAGAAAGAGCACAAGGTCGGCTATGAGGATTTCCGTTTCGCTACTACGTTCGAAGATAAGCGTCTTCTTGGCCGTAAGTGGCTGCTAGAGAATGCCCCGAAATTGAACGTCGAAGATCCTAAGACTCACGCTGATTTTATAGCGTGGGGCAAGCTATACGACATGAACCCCAAGAAGACTACTTGGGCTGACAAGTGCGCCGTCTACAAGGAACTCTATGATCTCGGTCTCGAAGACATCAGAATTCCGGTTCTATACGAGAGATACAAGCCATCAGATTCAGACATCCGAGAAGCTCTTGAGCTGTGCCGAGTGAACGACTGCATTCTGAAGTGCAATCATGCCTCTGGGTACAACATCAGATTCAACGCTACTGAGGGAATAAATTACGACTTCCTCACGAAAAAGATACGAGGATGGCTCGACACTAACTACGCTTACATCGCTGGCTACGAGTGGCAGTACGAGACGATCACGCCAGGGATTCTAGTTCAGCCGTCTCTCTTCCCTAGGGACGTCAGGCCGACAGACTATCAGTTCTACTGCGAGAACGGCAACATCGTAGCCGTAGAGATCCAGAGAAAAGCGAGCAAAGTGATCATCGAGCACATCGCGTTCACTGACATCGACGGAAATGATCTCGACTGGTGCTTGGGAAGCTGGCCTCTCCAGAAGGGATTGAACAACGAGCAGAGAGAAGCAGTCGCCGCGATGAGACCGGTAGTCGAAGAGATCTCGAAGCTGTTCCAGTTCGTGAGAGTTGATCTGTTCTGGGTCAACAAGCGCATCTACTTCTGCGAGGCGACGTTCTGTCCATGCTCTGGTGTGCTTGACTATCAAACCAGATAAATAATGTATGCTAGATAGTCGATTCATATATGATGTAGACGCTACGACCCTTCCATTGTCGAAAGAGCTATTGAAGTCTTGCATCAACAGCAAGCCAATCTTCTCGTTCGTTCTCTGCAAGTATGAAGACCTGATCACTACGATCAACACGATCAATCATGCGCAAGATATCAACGGAACATTGAACGGCCAGACCCTGTTCGACAGCGTAAACAGTCCTCTGACTAGTTTCGACTGCGTCATCAAGATAGAGGGACTGAAGAAGTCTGAAGACAACTATCTTGACCACGTGCTTCAGTCGAGAGACGACTGCTCATGGACTGACTTCAGGACTTACTCTAAAGAGCTCAGAAGCGAGATCCGAGGTCTGAAAGAGACAGTGTTCAGAAAAGCTCTATGGAATCAGGACTCGATCGACACATGGTTCGAAGTTACAAACATTCAGCTGCCAGACTCGGTTAGAACGGCTCTCGGAAGCGACTGGAAGCTGTTCTTGGACACCGTCGTCCGCAGCTCAGACCGAGACTCTTACATCTCATCTTGCTCGGATGACAGCAAGAAGCTATACAACGATCTGATCTACAAGAACGCTAAGCCTCTGCTTGACCGATACCGAGTCGAACTCATGGCTCACGCGACTCAGCAGAACAAGAACGACGACACTGTAGTCGTAACGAAGCCTGTCGTCAGCAAGATATACATCATGTCCAACAACTACGCAAAGTGCCAGCGTGACTGGCCGACATTGAGAGTCTCGCCTCTAAACAAGAAGAACTTAGAAACACTGGGGCTATATCTGTGATTCCTATCAAAACTTTCATACCGACTAAAGATCCGAAGCCTTATGACGCAAAGCGCGACATAACCTATCTTGACAACTCTTACGGCGACTCTATGTGCAAGAAGTACAACAGAGGAATCGACATGATAGGGGACTATCAGGGCTGGGTCTGCTTCATGCACGACGACGCTGAGATCAGAACTCCACCTGACATCGTTCAAGCTAGACTGAATCAAGCGTATGATCGTGATCAGCTAGTCGCTGGCGTTATCGGAACTTTCAATCTAGACTACATGATGCACTGGTGGTTTCCCGATAGAGAGGTCAATGGCGCTGGCTATATTCTTCAGAAGGTATTAGGGCCAGACAAGAAGCCAGTCGTCCCAGAGAAGTGCTACGAGATGAAAGACTGGCCAGGATTTCACGACGGACTAGCGACAGTCGACGGATGCTGCATGTGGATTCACACTGACGCGTTCAAGAAGATACGCTTCGACGAGAAGATCCTAGGCTATCACTTCTACGACGTCGACATCTGTCTTCAGGCTCTACGAAACGGTATGGGAGTATGCACGGTTCCGATCACTGTCGTTCATGCTTCAGCTGGCGAGTTCGACAAGAAAGAGATGGACAAGCTGCGTGTATATGTCTTCGAGAAGTGGTCGAAAATAGTGAATACTTTCCCTATCAACAAGTACTCGCTATTCCGGAGGGATGATGAGATTGAGATTTCTTGAATTTCTGAACGAAAGTCAAAAGATTGACGAGAAAGAGAGTCTGATTCAGCTGAGGGACAACTTCAAGAAGGTGTTCCCATATTCCGACTACAAGAACATCAGAATCGTCTCTTCGACATCTAAAGGAAAAGACACTCTGGTTCTAGCTTGCAGCGGTCTAGTCGAGTCTCATTCTCAGGCTACTCCTTACAAAGTGTTCGTTCAGTTTCACCGCAAGACTCTAGATGATCCTTGGACCATCAACTGCGTGGCTGAAGTCAAGTGTTCATGCAACGCGTTCAGATACAACGTAGCCTATCCTCTATACAAGAACAAGAACTACGCCGGTCGCGTGCCAGGAAATTCGACTATCCCGAACAAGGTCGTAAATAGAGAGCAGATCCCGACTTTCTGCAAGCACATCTACGCTTACTTGCGATACTTGATCCAACAGAAAATCATAAGCTTGTGAATTTACTAAATTTTAACTATTATGAGCAAGAAGAGCAAATTTCTGAAAACTGAAACTAGAGAAGAGCCGAACGAGTTAGTAGAAGCTAATCTGTCTAAAGTACTAGAAGACAACATCAAAGAGTATGGGATGTCCGTGATCGAAGATCGAATGATCCCGTCGATCAGAGACGGACTAAAACCAGTTCAGCGAAGACTATTGAAGACCATGTACGATCTAAAAGCATGGAACACTAATCCAACGGTCAAGTCAGCTAGAGTCACAGGAGACTGCATGGGTAAGTATCACGCTCACTCTGACTCTTATGGCGCACTAGGTGGACTGGTAAATCAGACTTACAGTCTAGTTCAGGGACAGGGAAACTGGGGAAGTCTGGACGACGAACCGGCTGCGTCTAGATATACAGAGTGCCGATTCAGCAAGCTAGGACAGCACTGCTTCGAGAGCTACTCCGTAGCTGACGAAGTTCCGAACTTCACGGGCGAGTACATGGAGCCGATAGACATACCGATGGACTTTCCGCTATTCTTCGTCAACGGCGGAAGCGGTATTGGGGTTGCAGTGAGATTCGAGACCCCAGATCACAATCTAGAAGAGATCGTAAACGCTCTCAAGATCGTTCTTAAGAAGGGAGAGAAGACGAAGATGGAAGATCTGTTCAAAGTCTTCCACGGCCCCGATTCCGTCTATGGCGGTAAGCTGCTCACTTCAAAAGAAGAGCTGAAAGAAATTTACGAAACTGGCACTGGCAAGATATCTTACGAGTGCGACTACACGATCACTCCGCAGGGCCGAGACAAGTATCTGCTCACGGTCACTGGCTACTGCCCGGGCTTCAAGCCGTCGAAGTTCCAGAACGCTATGATCAAGCTGATGGGTGATAAGTACGTGCTAGAGGCTAACGACGCTTCCACTAAGGAGAACGTCTGCAACTTCCAGGTCGTATATCAGGGTGAAGACACGTTCGAGAGCAAGATCCACAAGAATCTGATCTGCGTGCAGAACGTCCAGTACTACGCTCTCGACCGAAAGAAGAGCAAGAACCCAGAACTGAGAGATGTCGACACTGTTCTCCTTCAGAAGTCATTCATCGAGTACATGAAGATCTGGCTCGACTGGAGAAGAGAGCAAGAGGGTAAGCTGCTCGACATTCGCGCAAAAGAGATCGACGACAGGATGTTCCATGTCGAGTGCCGTATGTGCGCCGCAGAGAATCTGAAAGTCATTCAGGCTGCTCTGAACGTCGAGGACGCTGTGACTCACTTGATGAACAATCTGCCGTATCTCATGGGTAATCCGAGAGCTAAAGAGGGAGCTGAGTACATTCTCGATCTGAAGATCGGATCCATCAAGAAGACTGACATGCAGAAGATGCGACTCGAGTTCGGCGCACTCGATCAAGAGCTGCAGCACGTCAACAAGGACAAGAACGACATCGACAAGGTCGTAGCGAGAAAGCTTGACTCACTGAAGGAGTTCTTCAAGCCGAGAATGCTCAAAGTCCAAGAATAGCATTTTTTCATAATAACCTAGAATCAGGCTCGGGATATTTCACCCGAGCCTTCTACGTTTTTTCACAATAAATAACTCATAACTAACCAGCGTGGTCAACTATGAGCATCGAGACATCTATTGACGCTCTCTGCCGTGAATTCGACATCGAAGACAAGAGAGCTGACGAAAAAGCTAAACCTACACTTCCAGATCCAGTCGAAGAAGTAGCCGCAGTTGAGCCCGAAGAGCCAGTTGCACAAGATCCGATGAGTTTCCTTGAAGAGGAGACTGGTGAACTAGTGCATGCGCTACCAGAGGACGATGAAGACGAGAACGGTGGACACGGTCCGTCGGTTGCCGACTTGAAGAAGAAAGCTCAGGAAGAGAGCAAAGAGATAACTAAGCTAGAAGCCGAAGTCAAGCTCAAGACTATGACTCAGCGATACGATCTCGAGGATCGTGCTTACATGAAGGCTCAGCTAAAGTCTCTGATCTCCGACAACAGGACAGTGATGGACGTGATCGAGTCTCAGCTCAAGATAGGCACTAATCCGCATCTGTTCGACACTTACGCTACTCTGTCTAAAGTCGTAGCAGACAACGTGATGCGTCTCGCTAAGATCGATCAGATGGTCACTGACTACAAGGTGGTCGAGGACAAGGGCAACGGCAACATCAAGCAGGATGTCATCAAAGAGCAGCAAGAAGCAGCTGCAGCGGCTGGACGGGGCGGTGGAAACACTTACATTCAGAACAACTTGTGCTTCGCGTCAGATGAGATTCTCAAGCTAGTCAAGAAGGTTCTTCCTCCTCAAGAGAAGGTAAAGCTAGAAGATCTTCCGAAGTTCGATCTCTCGTAACTCATGGATAAATAACAATAGACAATCATGGGTAGACCTCTCTATACAAGATTTTCGATCTTCTATCGCATAAGCAAGAAGGAAGAGTTCCTTCGAAAGCTGATCTCTAGTCTGTGCAACAGAAACGATCTGTCCGACTATGAAGTTCTGTATGACATGTACTCGAGAACTTTCGACATCATAGCTGACGCGATAAAGAACAAGGACAAGAAACGCATAATGATGCTTATCATGAACGAGAACGTGGACGCTAAGCTGAATCGTAGAATATATGACTACTTAGTCTGCGCAAACACTTTCAAGCTGTCTAAGAAGAACTTAGAAGAGGCGCTAGAAAACCAGGAGCTGTAAAATGGAAATGAATTTAGAGTCAATTGTGAATTTCGTCAACGAGAAGGTCGAAAAGGTCGACTTCGCAAAGCTTCTGAGAGAAGCAGACGATGATGACGACTTCTCTAGCGACGAGGATCTCGGTGGCGGAGACGAAGGCGGAGATGTTGGAGACGTTGGAGGTGATGACTTCGGAGATGCTCCAGACGGCGATTTCGGCGGTAGAGACATTGGCGGAGGTCCTTCTGGAGGTCCTGGTGGTCCTTCTGGCGATTCTGGAGAGGAGCTAGGCGACGAAGATGATGCGGCTGGCGCTAACAAGTTCGCCGATCGTGAAGATGATCCAGACTTCGTCGGCGGAAGCTCGGACTCCGATAGCGCAGCCGAGGGAACTCCTGCTGGCGGAATGATCTACGACACCGAGAGCGTTCTGAAGGGAATCAACTCGACGATCAACTCTAGCGACGTCAATCTCGCCGAGATCGACAATGCGAAGAACGTTCTCGAAGTGATCGCTAACGGCAAGAAGCTCAAGCCAGAGGACTTCGAAGAGGTTCACGACTATCAGTCGTTCTCCGACATAGTCAACCGATCGCTGTTCCAGACAGACGAGAACACTCAGAACTACTTCAAGATGAAGATCAAGAAAGCTATTCTCGACATCCAGAATCAGAAGAAGATCGACGCTAGCAAGAACGCTGGAGAAGTCGACACGATGCGAGATTTGGCTTCAAAATTCTGATTTTCATCATAAATAACGTGAAAAGTTATCAATTTCTTAACAATTTGTTAACTTTTTCCTCAAAAAAGCAAATTTTTTGAAAAACTTCAATGATATATAAATCATAAGCCGGAGGAAATAATGGATAAAATCGCAGAAAAGCTCCAAGCGCTGGGCATCTCAGAAGAGGACTTGACGACTGTCAAGGAAGCTTTTGACGAAGCTGTTGACGCTAGAGTGAAAGCTGAAACCAATCTTATTTCCGAGAAAGCAGAAGAATACATCGCAGAGCAGGTCGACAAGAAGGCAGCTGAAAAGACTGCTGAACTGGAGACCCTATCTGAGAAGTATCTCGAGATTAAGACCAATACGATCGCAAAGAACGCTGCTCTTAAGCTCGACGAAGAAAAGGCTAAAATCGAAAAGGCATGCGAAGAATATATCGCAGAAAACTTCGAGAAGGCTTTCGCGGAAAAATACGAAAAGGAATTGGCTTTGATGGAAGAGTCGATCCTCTCGCAGCTTGACAAGTATCTTGACTACGCGATCACTGAGAACATCTCTTCTGATCTCATCAAGAACACTGCAGTCAACGAGACATTCGCTCCTATCATCAAGGGAATCCAGAACCTCTATCAAGAACAGTTTGTTCCTCTCAACACATCTGGCCAGAAGAAGCTCAAGGAAGCTCAGGCACACGCTGCCGAACTCGAAGAGACTCTCGCTGCTCAGATCAAGGAAAACATGGATCTTACCGACAGAACCGAGAAGTACGCTAAGCGCGCTCTCATCGCCGAGAAGGTTCAGGATCTTTCCGCAGCAGACAGAGCTAACGTTAGAAAGTTCTTCGCAGAGAAGTCTTTCGCAACGACTAAGTCTGACATCGATTCTTACTGCAACGTCCTTCGCGAGTCTGCAAAGAGAATCGAAGAGGCTAGAGAACAGGCAGTTCGTGAGAGCAAGGTGCAGATGACCGCTCCTAAGAGCATCGTCGCGGAATCCTCGAGACCAAGACCAAAGTCTTTCGTGAAGTCCTATTCTGAGGACAACACTCCAGACTTCGTAAACGAACGTATCAAATCACACAAACAGTCCAGACGCTTGGACGAAAGCAGCGACGAGTACCTCACCTCAGTGGCTAAGTACTGCGAGCTGTAAGGAATAAGAATTTTCAAGGAGTAAAAGAGAATGAAAATCCTAAATTCACAGAAGACAATCACTGAGGCATGGAGCGAAAAGCCTAATGCACTCTCTGTTGCATCTATTCAGGACAAGTATATTCGTGCTAACACTGCAAAGTTGCTTGAAAACCAGGACCGCTGGGTCAAGAAGGGCATGAGACTTGACGAAGACTTCAGCATGGGCGTCGCTGGTGCTACTGGTCTCAACCAGGGTATCCCGCACGGTGGCCCGGGCAAGGGCGTTCTTCCCAACATCTCTATGGCTATCGTCCGTAGAGCTTTCCCGGAAATGTTCGCTAACGTTCTCGTCGGTGTTCAGCCTATGGCTGGTCCGGTGTCTCTAGCTTGCGCAGTTCGCCGAATCTACAAGACCTCTAACCCACAAGAAATCATCGAAGCAGCTTGGAAGCACGTCGCTCGCTTCTCTGGCTTCACTGGATCTACTGCTAACGCATCTGGCGAACCGGACGCAGGTACCGCAGTCGAGACTGAAGCTGCAGAACGCTGGAAGCTCGGCGGAGACGCTAACAAGTTCGAGAAATGGCCGGAACTCGGACTCATGCTCGCTACGCAGGTCGTGGCAGCTAAGACCCGTAAGGTCGGATCTAGCTTCTCTATCGAGTCTGCTCAGGACATCGAGTCTATGCAGCACCTCGACATGATGAGCGAGATGATCAAGACCTGTCAGGAAGAGCTCGTTCAGGAAATCGACCGTGAGACTATCGCCCACTGTAAGGCACTCTGCACTCCGAAGACCTACAAGTTCGCTGAAGGCAAGGTTGCTGCAGGTCAGGACGGTGGCGTAGGTGACGGCTGGAATGGTCGTTGGTCTCAGGAAAGACTCGCAAACATCGTCGGTAAGCTCATTGGCGCTTCGAACAACATCCGTACCAGCACTCGTACCAGCTCTGGTAACATCGCTGTCGTATCTCCGGACATCGCAACTGCTCTGCAGATCGCTGCTCCGAACTTCAGCAAGATCGTTACCAACGTCAACGGTAGCTCTGCAACCGCATCTGCAGGTACTCTAAACGGAAACATCAAGGTCTTCATCGACAACAACGCTGTTGACCCTATGACTGGTATCGATAACGGTGAAGCACTCATCGCATACAAGGGCGAAGGCCTCTCTAACTGCGGTGTGGTATACTGCCCGTACATCACCAGCTTGACACTTCAGGCTACTGATCCTCGCGACTTCTCTCCGAGAGTTGGCGTGATGAGCAGATACGCCTTCGCCGACAACATGCTCGGCGCTGAGAACTACTACAGACTTCTCAGATTCGAAGGACTTGCTGCTAAGGTTGGTTTCGATACTAACGACGAAGGCACTTGGTAATCAGAGTGAAATTTAACACAAAAGGAGAATTTTGACAATGTACAAACTACCTTCTAAGTCTCAGTATCACATTGGTAACGACCACGCTATCCCGGATAGCGCATTTGTCGCCAGCAGCTACATCGATGGCATCTACACCCAGTTCGATCCGAAGAACGCTCCGCACGGCTGGCTAGATGTTCAGGACACGTTCAAGCTCAACCTACCGCAGTCCGGTTGGGGATTCCCAGAAGGAGATCCTCGCGAATCCGCAGCTAGCGGCTTGGTCAATTCTGCGCTGTTCACTGATGGTTATGACAAGGCTACTTCGGACATCGTCCACAAGCAGTTCCCTGAAATCGAGACTTCTGGCCGTTCCGACTATGTCGGTATCGAGCAGGCGTCTGGCCATCTGTCTTAATCGACAAAAGCTGACCAAAACATTCAGAAAGAGAGGAATTACTTCCTCTCTTTCTTTTTTGCACCAACCACGGAGCTATCGGAAACTTAGAGCGATGCCACGATCTTCTGTGCTCGTGAGATCTGATACTTGTCCCACTGAGTCTTGTTTCGCTTCCACTTCTTGGATTCGGCGCCTGTGATCCACTTGTAGTCGGCTTCGCTGATGATCTTAGCGTAGCGACCTGGAGTGACCTGCAGCTTGCTGCCGTCAGTGAACTGGATATACCAGCGGTTCTGGCTCTGCTTGCTGATACCGCGAGCAGCCATCTTCTTCTTGGTGTGATAGACGTAGAGCGGAGAAGATTCGAATTTTCTCATTTTATATTTTCCTCTTTTTTAGATCTAATTTAAGCAACCCTCTCTATCAGGTTGTATTTTGAATATACGAATCTCGGCATTGTTTGTAAACCCTCATTTTGAAATAAATTCAGTAAAAGTTTCTTTACATCAATAGTCTCGGAGATAATCTAAATCAGTATAAATTGAGTATATTTTCAACAGTAAAGTTGCAAAGGGTAAACACAAAAAAAAAGATGCTCAAAATAAACAGTGAAAATGACAAAAACTTAATACTATTCTATCTAGCTGACAATTCTGGGTGCAGTCACGTCCGCTGTCGCTTCATAGCAGACTATCTGAACGCCAACGACTTCGGAGTCAAAGCCGTCATTCTGCCAGTCTACACTCTCGATCCGGCTATTCTAGCTAAGACCCGAGCTATCATCTGGCAGAAGCCAGCGACATATCGTGCGCTCTCTATCGTTCAGAAGTACAAGGGATTCCAGCGAAAGTTCGGCTTCAAGATGATCTACGAGCTAGACGATCTGTTCTTCGTATCTCCTATTCGCGGCGAAGGACTTCCGCCATACAACATGAGCTCAGTCCGTCGAAAAGAGAACAATCTCGACGCCGAGATTGAAGATGCTCTGCATCAGATTATTCCTCTGTTCGACACAGTCATCTGCTCTACAGACTATCTGAAGAAAGTCATCATCCAGAAGTACAACTTCGACAACGTAGTCACAGTCAAGAACACTGTTCCAAGATTCCTATGGTCATGCGACAAGAAGAAGCCAATCCAGGAAGACATAAAGAAGCCAGTGGTACTATATTCTGGAGCTTCTGGACACTATCGAAATCCCAGAAGCAAAGAAGACAAAGGCGAGTTGGGAGACTGGGACTGCGCATTCCGCGAATGGGTCATCAAGAACGTCAGAGAAGACAAGATCGACTTGAAGATCATGGGTGATTTTCCTTGGTTCTTCCAGGAGATCTCGCCGAAGATTCACTTCATACCCTGGACTAACAGCTACAACTACCCTAGACGATGCTGGAGCACTCATGCCGACTTCCAGATAGCTCCGCTCGCAGAGAACGAGTTCAACATGAGCAAGTCTGCTCTTCGCTTCTACGAGTCATCGATCGCTGGAATGGGATTCTTCGGATCAGTATTCGACACCTCTTCTGACTCTCCATACGAAGAGATCTTCCCCGACTGCAAGATCAAGAACTCTGCTACAGTCGAAGAGCTCGACGAGAAGTTCTGGAAGATGTGCAAGAAAGAGAGCTACAATGAGCTCATCGCTTGGCAATACGACAATCTGAACAAGTCAGGCTTGATTCTAGAGTCTGAAGAGTCTGTGAACCGCCTTCTAGCGGTCGTAGACCGAAACACGTCGCTTCTGGAGACCATCTGATGGCTAAAGAGAAAGGAATCGTTCTGAACGGAACTGTTCTTGAAGCGCTAGGAGGAATCCGATTCAGATGCGCTCTAGAGAACGATCAAGAAGTCCTTTGCACCCTATCTGGCAAGATGCACGGGAAGAACTTCATAAGGACCAACCCAGGAGACAAAGTCCAGATCGAAGTCTGTCCATACGATCTGACACGCGGACGGATCATCTATCGAGAGAAATAATAGAAAGATACGGAGTCCGCAAAATGAAGATCAACAACAGAGAACTTAGACAGAGGCTTCTAGACTACAACGCTGGAACAATTTCAGATGAAGAACACGCGCAGTTCTGGGACGACTTGACCGAAATATGCGCATATCAGATCAAGAAGTCGAAGAACGATCGAGCTTACTACGACTTTATTCAAGACATGGTGATCTACATCATCGATCACTATCTTCAGAACTTCACTGTTCTGAACGACGAAGGAAAAGAGAACTCTGCCCTCGCTTTCTTGCTTCAGTCCGCTTACTTCTCGAAGCTCGTCTTATGGAACAACAAGTACAAGCACGAGAACAACGAGTTCATGACGATGAACACAGCATCAGCCGACAGCGACGGCAACTCGACTGAGCTAGTCAATACTTGGTCTAGCGAAGCTTATCACGACATGTGGACTCACGCTTGGGGAAAATCTCTGCCCATCGATCCTAACGCTAAAGTCAAGAAGAAGAAAAAGAAGAAAGAGAAGGGCATATACGACGAGAACGGAAAAGAAGTCGAAGTCGAGATAGAGGTCAACGAGGAAGACTCAAATGACTAACACAGAAGACTCAATTGCTGGACTCCAAGCCGAAGATCACATCTTAGAATACTTAGCTAAGCGTTTCATGAGAGAAGAGCGAGACTGGATTCTTGTTCACTCAGTCTGCTCTAACAGCACTGAGCTAGAGAGCTCGAAGCTCAAGAACGTGTTGACTTGGGTCGAGACGCCGAAGAAGAATGCACAGCTCGGAGACATCAGAATCGCTAGAAAGGACTATCACGGCAGACCTATGCGCGACTATTGCGTCTATGTCGACGTGAAGTACTCGAAGAAGTGGGACTATGCGTCAGTAACGTTCAGAAGAACAGGAGATAATCCGAAGAGAGACGCTATCGCTCATCTGTGCAACTTCATCGGACAGGGAGTGTCGCCTTTCGACTTCTGGTATTTCACTCTAGGAAGTCGTGGAACTCACATCATCGACCTATTTGACGTACAGGGATATGTCATGGGCGAATCAGAAGAGGAGATGCTGTCGATATGCAAGAAGGGAAAGTACAAAGGCGTAGATACATGGTATATGTCCTTCGAGAAAGCGATCGACAAGAACGCGACCTACGACATCGACACCTGGATCGATAGAGTATTGGCTAGGAGGCTCGGCTGATGCCAGTCACTCAAGCGAACGACATTCTCAACGGGTACTTCTACACATTCATCTACAAAGCTAGATCGAACGGAATAGACGTAGATGAGAGTCCGTTGATCTACTGCATCGGTCCAGTCCCCGAAAGAGACAACAACTTCGTCGGTCTGAACTTCCATAAGCTGCCCGAGATATACAGAGAAACTCTAATCAAAGGAATGCACAAAGCGGCTGGAATTCTAGAGTCAAATTCTAGAGCCGTATTCACTCCACAGGAGCTGAATTCGATAGCTCCAGGATGTATAGACGCGATACGTGAATACAGCCGCAAAAGGGTCTATTATCCGCTCAGAATCGACTCTACGGAGATCATTCCTTATCTCTACGGTGACGGCAAGACGAGAGTTCAGGACAACAAAGGCCTATACGACTTCATAATGGATCACTGGAAGGGCTTTCTCGGAAAGAAGTGACTCTATAAATAAACTATGATTAGGAAAATTGCAATCGACATGGACGGCGTAGTCGTCGACTTTCTCAGAGGCGCATACAACGCAGGAATCTTCAATCCAGAGACTGGCGAGATTAACGAAGAGAAGCTGAAAGAAGCAGACGAGCAATTCTGGGCTAATCTTCCAGTCCTGACTGAGGGTCTATGGCTCTACTCTAGACTATACGCTTTCTCGAGAAAGCACGACTTGACGCTATACATTCTGTCGCACGCTATCAATGAAGCCGCTAAAGCTGGCAAGCGCGAGTGGATCCAGAAGAATCTCGGCACTAACCCGATGGAGATCGTTCTCGTCGCTAAGCGATCTGACAAGAAGGACTTCGCTGATCCAGACACGCTTCTGATCGACGACTACGAGAAGACATGCGAAGAGTTCATCGCTAACAAGGGACACGCTGTCGTATTCCATCGGAAAGACATCAAGAAGACGCTTGAAGAACTCAGAGTATATTTGAAGGAAATTCAGTAATGAAGTTCTGCGATTATGTCAAAGCTCTCAAAGAATCGGTAGAAGAGACTAGCGTCTCTTTGACGAATTCAGATGGCAGCGACATCATCGCTGAAGTGAACGATCTGGCTCAGAAGTCCGAGAGCCGCTGGATAGCGAAGCGCCTATCTGACAACGCCGTGTATCTATTCAACAACAAGCACTACATCAACATCACGAATCTACGCAACGAGATCGCTCAGCTGTATGCCGCAAAGGGCTTCACCGGATCGGGTTTCGACAAGCTGACTGAAGAAGAGCTGTGCGTCTATAAGACAGTCAAAGAAATCTTCGTTCAGCTCATAGCTCAATCGCTAGGTCCAGAGCTGAGTCCAAAAGAGACGGCGCAGTCTCTATTCGATCGAGAGATCTTCTACGCATAAGCTTTTTGTGCGATCCTCCGCTGCTGGTCAGAAATTTGTACCAGCAGCATTTTTATAAATTGTACTTGATTATATTAAGAGGAATAACTCATGAACGTAATTATCGACAACGCTACACTCGAGGGCTACAAGGCCTTCACTAAGAAAGAAGACCTGATCGTCTACTCTCAGATCGTCATCAAGACTACAGAAGAAGGTCCTATCGAGCTTCTCCGCTACTTCAAGAACAACACTGACAGAGCCGATCTCGAAAAGATCGCTGACTCCGACAGCTGGAAGAACTACACTCTCGACATGCACGACGAGATCGATCTCGAGTTCGGCGAAGCTAAGATCGAGTGCAAGGTCACTGAAGTAGCTGTGAAGCGCAACCTCAAGAAGCAGAAGTCCGTATACAAGATCACTTTCGAGACTGACATGGATCCGGAACAGGTTTCCAAGATGGTCATTCCATACTTCCACGCACGTGTCGAAGACGACGAGCCCGAGAAGCCTGGCAAGATGCCGAAGGGACCGAAGTACAAGAAGCAGATGTTCGTCGCTACGCTGAGCAACTAACGAAGTTCACTAAGGAGTACAGTCATGACAGTAAAGATGTACACTACGCACTGCCCCAAGTGCGACGTGATGTCGAGAAAGCTCAAAGAAGCTAACATACAGTATGAAGAGATCGACGACAATGCTAAGGTTCTTGAAGTCGCTACGGCTGGCGGCTTCACGATGGCTCCTATTCTTGAAGTAGACGGACACGCTATGGACTTCAAAGACGGGATCGACTGGATTCGGAAGAACGCCGAGTAGTACAGAAACAGTCAATTTTTAGGACTTCGTCTCCTATATATAATTGACAACAAGCTACAAACTGCAGAGGAAATAGTTCTATGTTAGAGAGTAATGGTGAAGTTCTCGGCTTAAATTGGAAGTACAAGAAAATTTTCTCAGCAGATTCTCCCGAAAAGAAAGACTAATTGACAAGCTAGACACGTTCTAAGCGTTCTCGCCCGGTCATTATTGTGGCTATGTAAAATTTCACGAACAAAGGAATTCAAATGGCAGTCAACAACTCTGTATTCAACATTCCGCTGAAAGTCAACAAGGACTTCAGCAAAGCGCTAAACAACCTCGAAGAAGCTTATGGTGAAGATTTTGAGATTCTCAACGGGTTCGCAGAGAAGAACTTGAACTTCTCTGACTTCATCGACGCATTCACAGCTAAGAACTCTGTAACAGCAGACGTTACGATCGACGCTAACGCGAACGCTTCAACGAAGGACATTCGCGCTCTGCTCAACGAGAAGGACAAGCCGCTTGACAAGATCTTCGCATTCAACAAGCTATTCCTAGAGCTGAAGCAGAAGTACGGGCTCAAGACGGCTAGAGAGTGGCTCAACCAGGAGTACAGCGGCGGATTCTATCTGCATGACGCTTGCACTTCGACCTACATGGGCTACTGCTTCGCATACGATCTCACTCGTCTGGCTAAAGAGGGTCTCTTCTTCCTCAAGAACTACAACAACGTTCCTCCTAAGCACTTGACTACGTTCTTGGACGACGTGATCGAGTTCGTATCCTTCATGAGCAATCGCAGCTCTGGCGCAGTCGGTCTACCTAACATTCTTCTGTGGACCTACTATTTTTGGCGCAAAGACGTGCAGCAGGGCTTCTTTACCAAGGACCCGGACAGTTACCTAAGGCAGAGCTTCCAAAAGCTCATATACCGCCTAAATCAGCCATTTATGCGCATCGACCAGACCGCCTTCGTGAACGTGTCGATCTTCGACCACAACTACTGTGAAGCCCTGTTCGGTGGTGTCGAGTTCCCAGACGGCACTCTGTTCATCGACTGTGTTGAAGAGTTCATCGAGCACCAGAAGATCTTCATGGAAGTCGTATCGCAGATCAGAAGCGAGAACATGTTTACGTTCCCAGTCTTGACGATGTCGCTTCAGTACAAAGACAACAAGTTCGTCGATGAAGAGTTTGCTCGCTGGTGCTCTGATCACAACACCCAGTGGAACGACTCTAACTTCTTCGTCTCGGAAGACATCAACAGCTTGTCTAATTGTTGCAGATTGAGAAGTGATTTGAATGGTCTGAAGAAGGATGGAAAGAAGCTCACAGGATTCTCTAACTCAGTCGGTGGTACAGCTCTTCAGATCGGATCGATCAAGGTCAACACGATCAATCTCGTTCGTATCGCTATCGAAGCGATGGCTAACAAGCCGAAGGGCGATTCTAAGATCTCTTCGATCAACACATATCTGAAGCTCCTGAGAAAGAGAACTGAGCTCTGCTGCAAGCTTCTCGACGTTCAGCGTGACATCATTCAGAAGAACGTCGAACGAGGACTTCTCCCGAACTACTGCGACGGCGGTATCGACATCACTCATCAGTACAGCACAGTCGGCATTCTCGGTCTGTATGAGACTATCAAGGAATTCGGATTCGTAAAGATCGACGAATTTGGCAATCACAGCTACACTGAAGAGGGCATAGAGCTCGCTAAGAAGATCTTCGAGGTCATCAATGACGTCAAGGACAACTTCACTGACCGCTACAGCTTCAACATCGAGTCAGTTCCGGCTGAACGCGCTGCAGTGATTCTCTGCCAGAAAGACAATCTGCTGTATGACCGAAACGACGACTTCATCTACTCTAACCAGTGGATCCCTCTCAAAGAGAAGTGCACGATCCAAGAGAAAGTCCGTCTCTCCGGCATTCTTGACGATCTCTGCTCTGGTGGCGCTATCGCTCACATCAATCTCGAGTCTAACTTCCCGAGCAAGGACGTAGCATGGGATATGCTCAACAAGATCGCTGAGAAGAGGGTCATCTACTTCGCATTTACTACTAAGATCAACGTATGTAAGAATCATCACGCTTTCGTCGGTCAAGAGATTTGCCCGGTCTGTGGTGAGCCAATTTACGATCAATATTGCCGAATCGTAGGTTTTCTAACGCCCCGCCGTTCATATTCTAATGATCGAAAGAAAGAGTTCGACGCTAGAAAGTGGTACGACTACGCTACCCAGCTGAAAGATCTCTAAAATAACTCTACTGAACAAATGAAGAGAGGAAGATGAAAGTCTTCCTCTCTTTCTGTTTAAGATTTCTCT